GCATAGCGAATTTATTAACATGGACAGATCGTTACTTTTAGCAACATTAAACGTTCTAAAAGAGGACGCAAAAAGGATGGAAAATGCCGGTCGAGGTCGCAGGGCTAGATGAGACTTTATATAGTCTTAAAAACTTTGCGCCCGATTTATATAAGGACATGCTTGAGGAAATTGACCCTGCAATGCAGAGTATTTCCGATAGGGCTAAAGGCATGGTACGAGCAAGGATTTCAGGACTAGACGAAGGCTGGACTAGCCAAGGCAGAGAAGCAAAATCTAGATCATCACGCAAACGCGGGTTTCCTAAATATGACCCTTGGAAAATTAGAAAAGGTTTAGGTTACGATCTAGGAACTACAAAGCGCAATCGATCAGGATTTGTTCAAACATTTATCCTGCAAAACCATTCCGCTTCAGGTGCAATTTATGAAACTGCTGGACGCAAGAATCCAAATGGACGCGCTGCCTTTGCAAATATAAGCGGTGAAAAAAAAGGAAAAGTGCAAGGGTATGAAGGCACTTACAAATTTAATCAACAATTTTTAAGACGTAAAACAGGCGAGTACGCAAGCAATAACCCTTTTGCTGGTTATCAATTTGTTAGAGCATTACAGAACCAACAGAAATTAGTCAGCATTGGTAGGGGTCGCAAACGAGAAGGACGTTTACTTTACAAAGCATTTTATGACGATCATGGCAAGGTGCAGGATGCAGTCATGAAGGCAATTGGTAAAGCAAAGACAAGATGGTTTCAAAGAGTTTCAAGGGCACAATACAAAACATTTGATAGGGCGGCATAATGGTAAGTTTTTCACCCATAGACATTGCAATCACCTCTACTTATAAGGACAAAGGTGCAAGGCAAGCGCAGAACTCTTTAACTAAATTAAGTAAGTCTGCCAACAATCTAGCCAAGTCTTTTGGTGTTGCCTTTGGTGTGAGCCAAATCACACGCTTTGCTAAAGCATCAATTCAGGCTTTTGCTCAAGAGGAAAAGTCAGCCAAGTCTTTAGCCTTAACTTTAGGCAATTTAGGAATGTCTTTTGAGGTTTTAGCCACCGAACAATTTATTCAAAGAATCCAAAAAACTAGAGGCATATTAGACGACCAATTACGTCCTGCCATGCAGCAATTGGTTTCTACGACATTAGATGCCAAAAAGTCTCAAGATATATTATTAACAGCGTTAGATTTGTCTGCTGGTGCTGGCGTTGATTTAGGCGTTGCCGTTGACGCTTTAAGTAAATCTTTTTTAGGAAACAACAAAGCATTAGTCTCATTAAACATTGGATATAGCACCGCTTCGCTAAAAGGCAAGAGTTTTGCAGAGGTACAGGCACAACTGAACAAACAATTCGCCGGACAAGGTGAGGCATCAGCAGCCGGTTTTGCAGGTCAAATGGCAATCCTTGGCGCAAGCATGGACGTCGTTAAAGAAATTGTAGGCGAAGGATTAGTTAATGCTTTTGCAGACTTAAACGTCAACGCTGAAAAGACTGGCAGTTTATTAGAGACAGTTGCCAAAAAATCAGTTACAGCAATGGGTTACGTCAGCAAGTTTATTGCTGGCAATCTACAATTCTTAAATACTCCTATAAGTGAGTTATTAAGCGACAAGTCAGGCAGCATTTTTAACTACAAACAAAACTTTGACAAGCCTTACGACCCTATGAGTTCCCGCTTTGATTATGAGGCTTTAAGGGCAGAGGAAAAGAAACTACAAAATGCAGCATCACAGGCGGCCAAAGATCGATTGGCAGCAATAAAAAAAGAACAGGCATTGGTTAAGGCTCAACAACAATTGGTAAAAGATCAAGCCAAGATTAAACAATTTGGAAGTCTGTTTGATACTGCTCAAATTGAAATCTTTGCAGCCTTGCAAGGTAAGGTAACTGAACAAGAGAAACTTAGATTAAATCTGCAATTAGCCTTACTGCAAGGCAATGCGTCAGAGGCTGAAAGACTTGGAAAACAGTTAGCCATTGTTCAATTACAGACCACCGATCTTGCTACTGCTATTGCCAAGATACCAATGGCACTTAATCCATTTAAGGGTTGGGGTTCTGAGATTGATAACCTACTCGCCAAAATGCTTGAAATGTATCGTTTATTGCAAATGCGCCCCGAGGAAATTATTTCAGGAAAGGTGAGGGTTCCGCTTAGCCCAACGACTGCCGCATCAGTATTGGCTAACGCCCCTCAAGCATCAGCCGAATATGCTTCCATAACTGGCGTAATGGGTGATCTTGGTATTAAGACTCCAAGCATTAACATAACTATAAATAATGCTGGAAGCGTTGTATCAGATGATGATTTAGTAAATCAAATAAGAAACGGATTGTTAAACTCTAACCTTTCAGGTTCTGCGAGTTCAGTTGGCAGGTTGTTAGGTGCGTTCCAGTAATGGCATTACCGGCAACCCTTGACGTATCACTTAACTTTAGTTCAGGTGCTACCTTTGCAAACCCTTTTACTTTAGATGACCCTGTTAACGGCGTTTTAGGTACAGGAATTTTATCTGACTCAACTACCCCCGCTTTAGTTGTAAACCTAACCTCACAAACTAGACGTATCAGCATTAGACGCGGCAGAAACGTTAATCGAGACATTTACGAGGCTGGCACTTGCGTCGTAAGAATCTTTGACCCTTCAGGTGACTTTAATCCGCAAAACGTATCCTCGCCTTATTATGGACAATTAACTCCGTTGCGCAAACTTAGAATATCTGCGACTGTCAGCGGAACTACCTATTACCTATTTAGCGGATATACAACCGACTACGCTTACTCTTACGATCAGGCTGAAAATGTATCTTATGTGGATATATCAGCAAGTGACGCCTTTAGATTATTTAATCTTGCTTCAGTAATAACTGTCACCGGTGCGAGTGCTGGACAAGATACCGGTACGCGCATCAATAAAATTCTAGATACTGTTTCTTTCCCGAATGCCATGAGAAGCATTGCAACCGGAAATAGCCTTACAGTAAATGACCCTGCAACTCTGAGAACTTCCTTAAGTGCATTACAAAACTGCGAATTTTCTGAGCAAGGGGCTTTCTACATTACCCCTGAAGGTAACGCCATTTTCAAGAATAGAAATACAGTTATTGCAAGCGCAGGGGCTACGCCAACCCAATTTAATCAAACCGGTGGCATACCTTACAAAGACTTAAAGTTTGCCTTTGATGACAAACTTATTATTAATACGGCGACAATGACGAAGGTATCAGGCGTGGCTCAGACTGCCGTCGACGCTACCTCGATTGCAACTTATTTTCCTCATTCAATAAGTGTGCCTGATTTGGTAATTGATACAGATGCCAACGCCATGAACATTGCTAAAATCTATGTCGCGACTAGATCAACAACTACAATCCGAATCGATCAAATGACCCTTGATCTATTTGACCCAAATGTGCCAACCGCGACAATTTTGGCATTCGATTACTTTGACAATGTATTAATTACAAATATCCAACCCGATAGTTCAACAATTATTAAAAATTTACAAATCCAAGGTATCACACATGATATAACCCCTAATTCTTGGATTACGACTCTTACTACCCTTGAACCGATAGTTGATGGATTTATCCTCGGAAATGCCTATTATGGCGTTATTGGCGAGGATGTTTTGTCATATTAAGATATAATTAGACCCTAAGGAGAATCACACATGGCAGCAGGATTAGGTTTTAAGACTTTTAACACCGGAGACGTTTTAAGCGCAGCCGACGTTAATGGTTATTTAATGCAGGGCGTATTGGTGTTTGCCGACGCGACTGCAAGAGACGCAGCGATTACCTCACCTCAAGAAGGTCAGTTTGCTTATACTAAAGATAATAATTCATTATGGTATTACACAGGTTCAGCATGGGCGGCCTCAGGCGCAACTGGCGACATTGAAGGCGTAACCGCTGGAACAGGAATTAGTGGTGGTGGTACTTCCGGAACTGTAACAATTACGAACTCAATGGCAACAGCAATAGACGCTAAAGGTGATTTAGTAGTTGGTACTGGTTCAGATACTTTTAGTCGTCTAGCCGTTGGCACAAATGGTTATATTTTAACGGCTGATAGTGCTGAGTCTACTGGAATGAAATGGGCTGCTGCTGCGGGTGGCGGAAAAGTATTGCAGGTTGTCCAAGCAACTTATTCAACTGAAACTAGCACCACTTCAGGAACTTATGTCGATACTAATTTAAGTTGTTCAATTACCCCTTCATCATCATCCAGTAAAGTGTTGGTTTTAGTATCTCAACAAACTTGCGTAATTGGTTCAGGAAACAATGCGCTAGGTGCATTAAGTTTATATCGTGGTTCAACAAAAATTGTAACAAGAGGTGGCGATTCACACGGCGGTCTTGATGCTGGCGGTGGTGGCCCTCAATATATTGGAGTTTCAAATATAATGTATTTAGATTCTCCTGCAACTACATCATCAACAACTTACAAAACACAAATGTATGCTCAAGTTGGAACAATGAGAGTTCAACACAGCGGGGCTGATTCAATAATTATTTTAATGGAAATAGGTGCATAATGAATCATAGCGATAAATGTTCAGCAATTTCTTTCATAAGACCAAATGCTCAATTCACTTTGAGAGGTGATGATTTGGAATGGTTAGATGAAACTCAAATTGAACCTACTGAATCAGAAATCGAACAAGGTTGGATGGCTTATCAAGCAGCACAAAAAGCCAAAGCCGAAGCACAAGCACAGGCAAAAGCGGAATTGTTTGAGCGTTTAGGCATCACCGCTGAGGAAGCCTCTTTACTTCTTTCATAATGAAACCTTGGTTGTCAAAGGCTGCGGTTCAGTTAAGAGAACAAATTGACGACACCTTCGCTGATCGTTTACGTAAATCTGATGGGTGGATTGCTGATTTGTTGCATCAATCACGAGGTAAAAGCGATCACATCCCCGACCCAAAAACAGGGGTTGTACGTGCTATCGACATTGACGCTCGCCTTTCTGACGACAAAAGAACTTCAGCATATTTGGCAGATCAGTTACGACAATACGCCAAACATAACGGACGTATTTTGTATGTAATTCATTTAGGCCAGATTGCTTCGCCAATCTTAAATTACAAATGGAGACGCTACAAAGGCTATAACCCGCACAATCACCACATACACATTTCATTTAGAAAAGATCAAGATAACAACTCAGAGTTTTTTAACATACCACTACTAGGGGGTAGTAATGAATAAGAAAGTAATCGCAGCAATACAGTCATACGGACGCAGCGCATTTGTTTGTCTTGCAACTGTTTACGTAACTAATCCTTCAGGTTCATTTGATGACATTTGGAAGGCTTTTTTAGTCGCATTTGTAGCACCAATCTTGCGTGCTATGAATCCTGACGATAAAGCATTTGGCTTAGGTAGCAAAGAGTAATGACAGCCCTTGAGTGGGCTGGCTTTGCTGCTGGAATTACCACAACATTAATTGGATTACTCGCTGGCTTGCGCTGGCTTGTCAAAGGTTGGCTAAACGAACTTAGACCAAATGGCGGAGAAAGTCTAAAAGATCAAGTGACACGCCTTGAAAAAAGAATGGATGAACTCTTTATTGTCATTAGTAGGAAGTAGAATTTAATTATGGCAAACACAAAGAAAAGAAAAAAGGTCAACAGGAGAGTAGTAAGAAAATCTCCTGAGCCTTTATCAAAACTGGACGTTTATTTCATAACCAAACATGAGATATACAGAGCAGCCAAGAAGGCTGGTTTCAGTAATGAGTTGGCTTGGTTCTTTATGCAAGAGCCGTCAGCGTTACCGGACTGGGTAGCGAATGATAAGCCTGATGCCATAATCCCAGTCATTCCAACACCTGACGAGGATGACGATTAGCATAAAGAGAATTGCCTTTATTTCTGATTTGCAGTCTCCTTTTATAGACGAGAAGTCAGTCAAAGTAGTAGGACGTTTTTTGCAAAAGTGGAAACCTCACCGCACCATTCAAATTGGTGACGAAATAGATTTACCACAACTAGGCGGATTTAACGCCGGCACGATTGATGAGATGGTAGGAAACCTAGATGATGACAGAAAGTTTACCCAAGAGGTTTTGCAGTATCTTGGTGTTACTGACGTTCTAGGTAGCAATCATGGAATCAGACTTTATCGATCAATCAAGAAAAGACTCCCATCCTTCCTTAACCTACCCGAAATGCACTATCCACGTTTTATGGGATATGACAAACTCGGTATCAACTTTCACCCATACGGACTTGACTGGGCGCATGGTTGGACGGCAGTTCATGGGGACGCTTTCCCTCTTAGCCAAGTACCTTCACAAACGGCCTTAAATGGGGCTAGAAGGCTAGGAAAGAGCGTGGTGTGTGGGCACACTCACAGACTAGGATTATCGGCCTTCACAGAGGCTTCTAGAGGCCAATTAGGGCGTACTGTGTGGGGTTTAGAGGTCGGCAATTTGGTTGACCTAGCCTCAAGCGGCATGGCTTATACAAGGGGCTACGCCAACTGGCAACAAGGCTTTGCCGTTGCCTACGTTCAAGAGCGTAAAGTTCAGGTGATTCCTATACCTATAAATAACCATCAATTTATCTTTGAGGGCAAACTTTACAAATAACAAAATCGTTATACGCCACGCCGGCGTTTTAATTGCTGGCGTCGGCGGTGTGTGTCATCCTTTTCATGTCAGGAAGTAACGGCTTCCGACAGAAAAGGAAACTAATGAACTGCTCACTATGTAATCAAACATATTTTACATATGGATATAAAGCAATAAATGGCAATTTGATATGCAAGCCATGTATCCGCATTGTGTCTCAGGTTAATTTAGACCCTTCATTGGAACTAATTAAATGAAAATTACAGCCATAGAGTTCGAACGTCTAACCACCTGCCAAATGGAGTTTGCTGGCAATGATGGTTGGATTGAACAAACAAACCGATTTGATGAGGACATCAATTGGAAACACAAATTTATATATTGGGTTGATACCTACGTTAGCGCGTTGGTAGCAGTCCAATTCCTTGCAGATCAAAAACAAGATTATTCAATTTCTTATGATGCTGCAACTGCTGATTGGGTAATTACAACAGATTACGCCGGTTCTTGGATGGTGGCACTATGAGTCTGAAGGACGCTGGACTTATGTGGCTATGGTCGATAGTCGGAATGATAACTTTGATTTGGATTTATGTTGGAATCAAGGCTCAAGCAGAGGCACGCTATTACTGGATTGGTCGTCGGGATGGATGGAATATGCACCGCCGTATGATCGAAAACAAAATTACAACAGATAAGGTGTTTGACTATGAACAGAACTGATGACCTATTAGACGAGGTTAAATTAACCTTGCAGAATCGAGGCAAAATCTATGGTTCTGCAAGAACCAACCACGAAAGAATCTCTGAACTATGGAGTGCCTACCTTGGAGATTACATTTCACCAATGCAGGTCAGTTGTTGCATGCTGCTCGTCAAAGTCAGTCGTCTCACGGAGTCACCTACACATGTTGATTCAATTAAGGACGGAATCGGCTACCTTGCGATATACAATCAAATACTCAAAGAGTATGACACAGAATATAAAGGTGAGGTAGATGGCATTTAATTTAGATAACTACATGACGGCTGAGGAACGGATTGAGTTGTTTGCAGCCGATAACCCTGACATGAGACAAGAATCTGATTGGAAGGTCGTTGATGGTGTGGTGTACGTCACAGTTAAGTTATGGCGTACATGGGCTGACCCACACCCTTGGACTTATGGATTAGCAGGTGAGAGTGTTAATACTCAGTTTGCAATCGAAAAGGCAGAAACAAGTGCCTACGCGAGAGCAATAACAAATACCGGTTTACCTAAATACTCAACAACAGTTGAGGGTGTCAAAGCACCAAGAGCCAATCGTGCTGAGATGGAAAAGGTAATGACTTTTAAGGAAAAACTAGAATCTCGTATCCCTATCAACGAGGAAACCAAAAAGCCGGTTGAGCCGAGAGAACCTCAGCCGGTTTCTTGGGGTATAGGTGATGCTGTAAATGCAATTGCTAAGGCAAGCCCAAAAGAACCTGAACCTTGCGAACATGGGCATATCCTTAAACAGGGCATATCGAAGGGAAAGGGAAAACCTTATTACGGCTATGTATGTAAAAAAGGTGTAGATGCCCACGCTAAGTGGGCTAAGCAAACCTCAAATGGAATTTGGTACTTTGAGGAAGGATATGAAAATGGGTGATATGGAAATGATTGATGAACATGGTGTCAAAGCCACGTTCAAAGATGATGGAGTTCATTTAGATATTGTGCCATTGTCTGAGTGCTGTGAAATGTGCAATGACCCACGCATGATAAACATGGATGGCGTCAAAGTCTGCCCATATTGCACAAGCATTAATCATATCGACTACCCACATGTCAACCCAATCGCGTAAACACCGCGGTTATCGAACGCAGCGTGTAGTCGCTGAGTATCTGCGCGCTTGGTATCCGTATGCCGAGTCCACAGGGGCAGGTCGTCAGGGGAGTGACATCTTAGGCACTCCTTTTGACGTAGAGGTTAAAGCAGTAACAAAATTCAGCCCTTTAGGGTGGATAAAGCAGATAAAAGAGCGTAAATCCGATAAACTAGCCTTCGTGGTATTGCGTTGCAATGGGCAAGGCGAAAAAGTAGAGGATTATATTGTCTTACTTCCCATGTCAGATTTTATGAAAGTGTTAAATGACTGAGCCAGTCCGCTGCAAGAAGTGCGGTCAATGGTTAATGGAAGGTATGTCCTGCCCTATATGCGCAAAGATCAATGCCCTGAGTGTTTAAGGTATAACACCACCACTACAAATTACAACAAAGATTACTTTCA